ATCTGTTTCAGTGCTGCGGTGCGGTACATGCCGACGCCGAAGTAGACATTGCCGTACCAGAGCCGGTTCTGCCACTCCACTTGCGACTTGTTTGCCGCCCTTTCGATGCGCTGGACCTCGTGCGAATTGTCCGCCAGCGGCTTGCCGTCCTTGTCGATGAAATCGGTCTGCGATGCCACAAATTCCAGCCACGGATCGGCCTTGAACTCGGCCAGGGCGCGTTCGATGAATGTCGGGTCGATGGTGTCATCGGCGGCCACGGACATGAAAAACGGGGTCTTGCACCTGGCCAGTGTCGTGTTCAATGCCTTGTGCACGCCCACGTTTTCCGTGGTCTTGATCAGGTGAATGTGCCGCCCGCGCTGATACACCGGGTCGAGTACCTTTTGCAGTTCGTCGTTGCTGTCGTCGTCAAACACCACCAGATCAAAATCCTGGCAGGTCTGCGCTTCCAGTGCGGCCAGCGTGTCGCCAATCGTCTCCGCCATGTTGCGCACCGGGATGACCACCGTGACACGCCCATCCGCAGACGGCGGCTCGATCTTGTGCTTGGCGTGCAGTTTCGCCATGTCTTCCTGAAACCGCTTCGCGTTGTCCTCGCTGGGCGCCGTCAGGCGCGTTTCCGGCTGGTCGGCATCGGCTACGCGGGCGCACAGGATGAACCCCTCGTGCTTCTGGAAGAACCGAACGAACAATTCCAGATCCGAACAATGGAAGAACTGCGGGTCGAATCCGCCCAATTCCTTCATGATGTCGGTGCGCATCAGCATGCCGGCACCACCAATCGGGATATTGTCCAGCGTCATCAGCGTGCGCACCCAGGCTTCCTTGCTGCGGTTGTGCGCCTTCATTGCGTACTGCTCCCACGATGGGCGCGGACCCATCGGTCCCTTGCCAGGAAGCCCCCAGACGCAGCCATATTCCTTGTTGACATCGAGGAAAGCCGTTTGCAGTTGCAGCTTGCCGGGTTCGATGATTTCATCCGCGCTCAATGGCTGGATATAGTCGCCACAGGCCAGCGTAAAGGCATGGTTCAGTCCGTGAGGGATGCCCCGGTTGATGTCCCAGCGCACAAACTGGATTCTGTCGTCATCGAACGACGCGACCAGGCCACGAATGTCCTCCGTCGATCCATCGTCAACGATGATCAATTCCCAATCCTCGAGCGTCTGGGCGCGCACGCATTCGATCATGCGCTTGAGGTATTCAGACTGATTCAGGACTGATGTGCAAATGCTGACGCGAGGGTTCATGCTGCCTCCTTGAGTTTCATGTCGAGTAACCAATGCGGGTTCGCCAACGTCCAGTTGACGGTGTTTGTCATTGCCTGCTCGAATGAATGGGGAGGCGACCATCCCAGCGCCTTCATCTTGGTGCCGTCCAGCGCATATCGCAGATCATGCCCCGGACGCGATGAGTGAAAATCGACCATTTCGTAGGTCAAGTCCTTGTCCTGGATGTCGGCAATCAGCTTCGCCAGTTCCAGGTTGTCGACTTCCCGTTCTCCCACGATGTTGTACTTTTGTCCCGATTGGCCGCGCGCGAGCAAAAACGCCACAGCATCCGCGACCGCTGCTGCATGGATGTAGAACCGTGACCCGGCTTTGGTGCGTGTCTTGTCCGCATGGATGATGACATTTTGCCCATCACGGACCTTGATCACGGTGTTCGGGATGAACTTTTCGGGATGCTGCCGCTCGCCAAACACGTTCATGGTGTGCGTGATGAGGATCGGCATCTTGTATGTGTTCTCGTAGGCGACGCACAGTTCCTCGGCGCCGGCCTTGGTTGCCGCATACGGGTTGCCGCTGTTGTAGCGGTCGTTTTCCTTGTACGCAACGCCAGGTGGTGCAGGTCCGAACACTTCATCGGTCGAGAAGTACAGGAAGGCGCTGTCCGTGGTGCGCGCATAGTCCAGCAGATTGCAGGTTGCCACGACGTTGTCGAGCACAAAGGCCATCGGTTCGTCGATGCTGCGGTCCACATGCGTAGCGGCTGCCAGGTGGATGATCCAGTCATGGTGACCAAGCTGCGCCGCCAGTTGACTGTTGATTGGCGCCCGCAGGTCGTGAAAAATGAATCGCGTTTGTGAGTTCGGGATGCCAATCTCAGAAAGGCGATTCAGGTTCCCTGAATGGTCGAGCCGGTCCAGGATCGTAATTTGATGCCCATCGGCCAGCATCCGCTGCGTGACATGGTGCCCGATGAATCCTGCCGCTCCGGTGATGAGAATTTTCATTGTTCGATGACCCCTATGATGGATGGTTCGCGCAGGACGACGTATTCCTTCCCGGCGCGGTAGAACATCTGGTGACCATGCGTGGAAAAGATGACCTTGTCGCCGACCTTTACATCCACTGCCCGACGATGTTCTGTCTTGCAGCTTTTGCATCCGTATGTTTTGCCGGGGCCGACCGATTCGACAATGCCGATGTCTTCCTTGTAGTCAGGGTCATACGCGAGTGCGATACCACCTGCCGACATTTCCTCCGGTGGCAAGCGCCGGATGAACACAATGTCGGACAGCGTTTTAAGTTCCATAACACCTCCGTCTGAAAAGCCCCCGACCGAAGCCGGGGGCGTGTTGGTTAGGAGAACAACCCGAGATTGACCAGCGCTGTACGAAGCGAGGCCAGATCGGACTGCATGTTGACAACGGTCGATGTGTACGCGCCAAACATGCTTGCCGTGCTGAACCCAACGCCTGCGGTTGAACCAGTCACCGCTAAAAGCGTGATCGTCGCCGCCGTGCTCGCATAGACGGTGCGTGCCACTGGTGTGGTGACACCGTAGAACCCGATCAGGTCGGTGGCACTCTTGCCGAGAACCGTCCCTTGCGAGTTTCCGTCGCTCAGTTGCCTTACTGCGTTCGAGGATGAGAGAGCCATGATTAACCTCCAAGACGACAGCCGAGTTCGTCGTAGTAAACGGCAGTCCCGTAAAGTACGTCAACACGAGTCGGGAAGACGTCATTGTTGATGTCATACGCGCGGACAATACGCGCAGAAATGTTCTTGTACATTTCACGCGCAGAAAAGTCCACACCCTGCGGAATTTCCAGCGGCACCATCACCAGGCCGATACAGTCGCGCTGAATTGCGACGTTCTGCGGCGAAGCGATTTGCGTTGCGGTCGTTCCAGTGAGCCATGTGACGGTCGATGCCACACCCATTGCGGCCGAGACGTTCTGGTATGCGCCAGAGGTCACGATCGCCGGGGTGAAGTTGATCGTCCACGTGCTCGCGGTCGGCGTCGAGGTTGCAGTGACCGTGAAGTTCTTCAGCACGCCGGTGCTCTGGCGCGTCTTCGGATTCACGTTGAACACGCCGCCCACGGTGAACACTTCGCCGATGCCGATCGATTCGGCTGGCGTGCCACCGTACATCTGCGTGGTGGTGCCGGTGAATGTCGCCGAGGTGATGACCATGCCAATCGACGTGTTATGTTGCGTCCCGGAAGTATTGGACGGGATGTTCTGGTCCATGTAAACCTCGTGGTTTCCGATGGTGGACAGATAACCCTTGACCAATGCTTCCTTTGCGGTCGGCATCACGAACGACGGGGAAAGACCGTTGGCAATCGCCCAATACGCTGCCGGGTTGAGGATCAGCGAACGCTCTTGCTGCGCTGCCGCATTCTCGTCCAGGCGACGCCCGGTCAATTGCACCGAAGTCGAAAACGCTGCCGGCGTGACCGTTGGCGTCCCGACGTAGTTGCTGATGCTGAAAATCCGCTGCAATACGTCGAAATCGATCTGGTTCGCCACTTCCGACATGGCCGGTTTCAGATAACGTTCGGAAAATTCCTCCACCGTCAGCGTCAGATCCTGCGACGTGAACTCAAAGTCCACGCCCTTCTGGTTGCTGATGCTGATGGAGGTTGAAGGTTCGGCAATATCCTGCACCGAAATCGCAGCGCCACTGCGAACCGTGTAGCGGTTCGGCTTGCGAATGGTCAGGGACGACCCGATCTTGACAAACTGGTTCTCGAATGAGCGATTGACCCTGTTTGCCGCGACCAGGTTATTCTCCAGGATCATCAGCGTTTCCTTGCTGATGACCTGGGGTGTGAGAAGTACCTGTGAGCCCATGATGTTACCCCTAAAGGATCAGTTTACTTTCGCGCCCTCGCCTGTTGTTCCTTGCGTCGCCGGACATATTCGTCCATCGACAATTCGTCCAGAGGGCGATTTGCCGGGGCCGTTTCCGTTGGCCGCAGGGGTTTGATAGGCGGTTGCGCACGCGAAACTGGTGCGGCTGGCTTGACGGGTTCGGCTGATACAGACAGCCTCGCCTCGATCTTGCCCAACTCGACCAGTTGCGACGGTGGCGGCAGTTGCATGATGCGCTTGGCTTCCGCAGGGTTCTTGCCCAAAAAGTATTGAAGGTCCGGTCCCATTTCCGAATGCAGAATCGCGTGGGCCATCGGGATCGATATGTGCACGGTGGGAGTCTCGGCGACTTCGTGAAAGTCGGGGTACTTTTCCAACGCCTTGTCGATCCGCGCTTGATGACGCTGGCGCGTTTCTTCCTGAGCCTGGGCAATCGCGGCCCGATGCGCTTGTTCGCGCTCGCGCTCGACGGTTTGCCTGATTTCCCGACGCGCGATGAACTCGGCCCGCTGGTCTGAATACGCCAGCATCGCATCGTCCCATTCCGCATCGTCCTGGTAATCGGCCCGGTTCGGCCTTTCTGGTTCCTTCTCTGTCTCGATACGTGCTTGCAGTTCGGCGGAGGTTTGGTTCCGCGTCAACTGTTCATACGTTTCGAGCCTTTTCTGGCGTTCCTGCTCGAGCGCAATTTCCGCAGCTTCTGCGCGCTTCGTCAGTTCTGCGAGCCTTTTCCCAACCCCACGAGGCACTTTCTTTTCCTCGGAGTGACCGGCCTGCTCATCCGTGTCCGAAGTCGCCGATTCTTCGGTCAGTTCCGCCTCTCCCTCATCGGGCGGCACGGCCTGGATTGCTTCCGTTTCCGCTTCGGGCGCTTGCGCGTCCTCGGCAGGCACAGAAGGTTCCGGGCTTGTCTCTATCACCGGCATATCGGTGGTAGCGTTCAAGGCCGGAGCCCTCTTTCCCATCAAAATATCCAGTTTTGGTTCCTGGTCCAGCACGATTTCCGGCATGGTCTTAATCCTCGTCAAAGTCCATGAACATCAAATACAGCACGTCGAGTTCTTCTTCCTCGGCCCGCCGTTTTGCCTCAATTCGCGCCATTTCAGCCTGTCTTGCGGCTTCAATTTTGCGCGCTTGTTCCGCTAGTTGCAACTTTCTGCGCACTTCGGCCCGAAAAGCCCGCCGCGCCTCAATCGCCTGTTTCAGTTCCTTCCGTAGCCCGGCCTGTTCCTTGATGATTTGCTCATAGGCACGAACCTGCTCGAGATAGGCTTCTTCCCGTTCGTTCCGCAGGATGGAACCCGCAGCGGCGTTGATGGCGTCATCGATCTGCGCCTGGCGCTTTTTGGCCAGTTTGCTGCGGATTTCGGCGGCTGCGCGTTCTGCTTCCCGAATCTCGTCGTAATCGTCGTCATATCCGTAGCGGCGCCAGAATGGGCCACCACCGAACGTCCTGGCGCCTTCCTCGACCGCTGGCAGGGCGGGCGTCGCTGGGTCAAAAGCGCCCTCCCAGAACTGAAACGCGATGAGGTAATGGAGGTTCATGGGCCGACAGACATCAACGTCAGGTAGTTCGTGCGGGCAATCGAGACGACTGATCCGCTGGAAATGTACTCGTCCGGCCCAATGTCCCATGAACTGCGCGTATCGCCATCAATGTCATCAGTAAAAACGCCTGAATAATCGAATGCGGCACCGATGGCAGCAGTATCCCCGGCAACAAGGTGAAAATCATCGTTGGCTTCATCAGCAAACGTCAGGGACGCATTAGCAACACTGTTCGCTCCGGGCATGTTTCCAGCCGAAGCCTCATCTGTCAGGTTGTAATCACCAGTCCAGTTTAAAGACCAGCCAGCAGAACTTGCATTCTGGTTCCAGCAGTTGTAACTCGTCTGTATGCCAGCCGTGGACCTATATCCTTCATAACAATTATGTACTCCACAGTTATAAATTACGGTTCCGGTTCCTCCAGCAAATCTGAATCCGCTGCCATCTGCTCCTGTGGAAAAATCATAAGCAAGACAGTTGGAAAAAACACAATCGTTACATGCGTTGTTAAAAAATCCGGCAAGTCCCGGGTTTGTTCCTGTGCGCCTTAAAATGACACGATTAATAGTCTGATTGTGTCCGGCCTGTGTCAGTAAAGCAATCAGGTTAGAGCTATCAGAGGATCTGGACATCTCAAGCTGTAATCCACGAATGCGCACATAATTATCCTGTGAATTTACTGCGATTGTAGCGGTTACATTTAAAATGTAAGCGCCACTTGTCCATTTGCCAGAATGAACACCATCTCCAGTAGTTATAACCTCAAAATAATATGAAGAATTTGATGTTCCGCCGTTAATGGTAACAGCAGTTGTATCGGTAAACCCATAGCACTCAATGGTCGTGATCGCGGCAGCACTTACGTGGTTGCCATTTCGCGCCGCTTCTGCCGCCGAAAGCGAAGTGTAATCACCACCCGAAGACTTGACTGTATAGGTCGGCATTAGATATCCACCGTCTCGTCCAGTCCGGTTTCGTCGTTACGGAAAAACGATTTCACCTGCGTCCATGTGTAATCGAATGGACCCGAGTAACTTCCGGCCTTGATGGTCAGTTCGCCATCGGTTGCGAGTTTCTGCCTTGCGGCGGCAGGCATGTCCGCCAGTCTTACCCTCCAGCGCCTGCGCTGCAATGGAGTATCGTCAGGGTTGAGCCACACGTCGAAATACTTGTCGAGCGTAGCGGTCGAAATGCCTGGAACCTTGATGATCACGAAGTCCGGTAGCCGTTCGAGGTTTCCCCATACGTGACCGTCTGACATCGCAAGCACGGGCATGCCGATCTTGTACGAACCAGACCTGTCCTTCACCGGATCGGCATGTGATCGAAGCGTGCGTGCGCAAACGAGAACTTCTGCCACTTTACTTGTACATCACGTTGATGGTGACTTCGTTGGTCGCCGGCGCAGTGGCATCGCTCGAAGCCTGCCCAGCGGTTGCTGCTACAAAGCATGACGTATTGAACTGCATGCCAAAGCTGCCGACGGTCTTGAAGCCCGTCACCGCATTGCTGAACGATGACATGCTCGGCAGGCCGACGATGTAATTGGGCGGCGTCGAACCAACCGTGACCGCGCCCGCATCATAGAACTTGAGCCAACGTGTCGAGGTCGCCGTGTTGGTGAAATCATAGCCAAACACCTGCGCCGGGCCGTTCTTGATCTGCAACGCCGCCGTGGTCAGCGAAACGCTGTAGACGAACGACAGCCCACCTGTGCTCATCGGGAGCGGAACGGTCGTGACCGTGTTGACGGTGTACGAGGAAACGACGCCAGGCGCGGTAATCGGCAGCGGATTGGACGAGTTGACCATCCCATCATCGTTGCCGTCGACGCCCAACGCGATTTTCGTCAGCGCATAGGTGGTGCCGCTGATGTTATCGACAGCGAATAACGGACCACCCGCTGCCGTTGTGTTGTTTGCGCGGATGCTGTCGGTCATTCTTCGTCTCCGTCCTCAATTTCGTAGCCATCGGCAGTCCGCGTGACCTTGCGCAACACGCGCTCACTTGCCGGTGTCTTGCTCTCGGGCAGACTCTCGATCATTTCCCAGGCACCTTCGCCGGCCTTGCGGATCGTCTTCTTGCCCTTGCGTTTCTCGCCACCATCTCCGCCGAAGTTGATGACGATGCCACCACCGCCGCCACCACTGGATTTGCCGTTGCCCTTGCTTCCACGGTCGCCTGCGCCCATGCGTTCCTTCTGCGCCAGTTCTTCCTCGGATAGCCACAGGTCATGCGCCATGCTTTCGCGTTCCATGTCGAGTTCTTCGCGCTTCAACCCGTTGTCAAGCAGGATCTGCGTCATCTTCGCCTCGAAGTCGTTGGCTACCTTCGCCATCGCTGCTTCGTTGGTCTGTTGCTGGTCGGCGACAACCTTGATGATGGTTTCCTGCATGCTGGCGGCGAACCCGGTCAGCTTGGCTTCAAAATCCTTGTTGATCTTGTCCTGCTCAAGCGCGCGATCCTTTTCCTTGTCGCCCAGCATCGCAGCGGCCTGGTCGCGCTGTTCGGTCACCTGCTTCAGGTTCTGCATCAGGTTGGCAACGATGCCGCGCGCTTCCTCGGGCAACTTATCGAGCATCTTTTCCTGCAAGGCAGGTGGTAACAGCGTTTCAAGCCGCGAGGCGAAATCGTCCGCACCAGGCCAGTCCATGTTCTTCGCAATCAGGTCGCCGGCAACCGATGCCGCTGGCGGATAGGCGGAGATGAACGCGAGCATGGAATCTGCGGCTTCCGCCCGCTTGGTGGCGTAGCTTGGCCCGATCGTCACGGCCACTTCGTACTCGCCCAGGCGCGGGTTGTAGATGCGTTCTACGTTCCCTTTTTCGTCCTGGCGGCTTTGATAGGCTTGCGGGGCCTGCGGGTCGATGATGGCCTGTTCTTCGGCGTCGTCTTCGCGCAGGATGGTGAGGACGCGGCGGGTGTCGTAGATTTTCGGAATCCAGTGAATAAGGATGCGACCCG